AACGGTTAACGGTATAAAGTTAGATCAGCCTATAGATGACTTTAATCACCTTTGGGACGCGTCTAGATATGCCGTAATGTCTAACCTGCGATAATTTTTTTTACTTCCCTATTAAAAAATTGTCTATTTCATGAACAAGGTTTCGACATTCAGGCCGTGGGTCGTCGCGGATATAATTCGAAACTTTCGAAAGTAAAATATAAGCCTTCGAACGATCCGTTAAAATCGTATCGTAAACCGTAAGGGGTATTTTTTCGCTTCCCTCTGCATGTTCTTTAATCTCTTTAATTCGTTTACTGATTTCTTCGTTGATTAATTCGCGAATCATTCCGCTTAAAACGTCTTCTTTTTCCTTTTCCATAGTGTTTTTTTTATTGCTTTGAATCTAAGGTAGGAAAATATTTTCGCTTTTTCTGCGCTCCTTTCAACGCTACCGGTACAACACAAACACAAACCTAACACAACATGCGCACAGGCATAGGGTTGAATAATTAACTTTTAAATTAAGTTTGCAGTCAGGCAACGACTTTTAAAACAATGAGTTTACAAAGTTGGGGCCGGATATTTACAAATTTGTGGCGTCCTGAAAAGTGGGGTCGCGGTTGGTTTTATCGTTTTTCATCTTCTGCAAATACCTGGAATGAAGTCGACGTCTTAGACGCCTTTAATACCGTCCCGGAAGTTAACGCGGTTATCAACTTAAAGGCTAGGGCACACAGCAACGGAATTTATAAAGTTGTCGACCCCGACGGAAACGAAGTCGAAGACCAAATAAACCACGTCTTAAGGTTTCCGAATTGGTTTCAGGCACAAAAGGAATTTATTTCACAGACAGTTTTATTTCGTGAAATCTTCGGCGAAGAATTCCTATATACTTTTTTCCCTATAGGCCTGCCGCAAAATATTAAGTCGCTCTTTACTATTTCCCCTTCATTAATCCACATTGAATACAACGAAGCGACGCCCTTTTTTTATTTCGCAGAACAGCCGCCCGGTTTAAAATATGTCCTAAGCTACAAGGACAACGAAAAGACAATAGAAGCCGATCAAATCATACACCTTAACGATAACCGGGTAAACATCAAAACGCCGACAGATAAAAACCTGTTATCAGGCGAAAGTAAATTGCAGGCATTAAAGGCGCCGATCAATAATATAAAGATGGCGTATGAAAGCCGCGGCGTAATTCTTAAACACCGCGGGGCGCTCGGTATCCTTTCCAACGCGGGCAAAGACGGCACAGGGGCGCCGCTACCTATCGACCCCGTTGAACGCGAACGGCTGCAAAGTGAATATCTGAAATACGGCGGCATGGAAAACCAATACAGCCTAATTATTTCCGATTCGAATTTGAAATGGCAGCAAATGAGCGCCGACCCCGACCGCCTTGGACTATTCCAGGAAATAGAAAAAAACTTTGATAAGATCCTTGACGCCTACGGAGTGCCGCCCGAAATGTTTGCAAGCAAAGAAGGGGCAACATTCGAAAACCAACGGCAGGCGGAAAAAGGTTTATACCTGCGCACAATAATTCCCGAAGCTAACGAACGCGCCGGAGCGCTAACGGCTAGGCTACTACCTGATAGCCAAAATAGAATCATAGCGGACTTTTCACACCTACCGATTTTCCAGGAAGACGTGCAACAAAGAGCCACGGCAATGAAAACAGGAATCGAAGCATTATCGAAGGCATTTTTTGACGGGGCAATAACTATCGAACAGTATCAGGCGGAATTAGTCAAGTACGGCATAGACAAAATACAACCAAATTAAAATAACACTATGGCAAAGAAAAAATCAATCGAAGAGGCCGAAGCTACAAAGTCATTCGGTGAACAGATGAAAAACAAATCGACGCAACGCGACAGGAATTTAGCAGTAAAGGCGGAAATGATCGAACGCGGCGAACGCGAAGAACCTGAATTTTCAGGGCTAAAGACACAGAAAGAAAAAAATTTAGCGCTTAAAGAGCAACTAAAAAATGAAAAAGCAAAAGGGGAAAAAACAAAAAAGTAACCCGAAGGCTAACCGCCCAAAGCTACCCGAACAGATACAAAAGGCGAAAGATGAACGCGACAACCTTTTAAAAAGTCAGAAGATAATAAAAAAGTAAGGTTATGAATATTCCAGAATTCGCAGACAAAGCAAAACTTTTTGAATGGCTAGTGGCAAATAAATCTTTGTTGATAGCGCAGAAAAAAAGCGTAGTGAAACACGCCGACGCATTCGCCGGACCTTTAAGTTTTATTCTGGATGACGATAAGACAACAGTAGAAAAGGCGGAACAAATACCGGCGACAGTCACAAAAATAAAAGTTCGTTCAATAGTCAACACGACAAAACTTTTCGATTCGTTCGCCGATGTTCACATAGACCAACTTTTTAACAGGTCAATAAAAGAAAACAAAGACAACTACTTAGTGAAACAGCATGACTTTTCTTTTGACGGTATCATAAGCGAAAACGTCAAGGTCATGACTAAACAGTTTTCCTGGCATGAGCTAGGCTACAACTATGAAGGCAATACGCAGGCGTTGGTATATGATTCTATAATAGACCGCGACGACATGCCGGAAAATACTAAGTCGATGTTTGACGCCTACCGCAAAGGAAGAGTTAAACAACATTCTATAGGTATGCGATACGTTGCGTTAACCTTTGCCGTTAACGACGACCGATACGAAGAAGAGTTTTCGCAATGGGAAAAATACTTTCCTGAAATCGCAAACAAAGAAGACGCATTAGATAACGGTTTCTTTTGGGCCGTTACACAAGCTAAAAATATTGAAGGGTCCGCCGTTGTCCGCGGAGCTAATTACGCAACGCCGACCCTATACGTTGAAGCAAAACAGGAACAGGCGAAATCCATTCCGACAGAACAGGCGAAATCCATTCTTAGCGCTTCACAACTTTTAAATTTTTATCAACTATAAAATCAATCTGTCATGGATGAAAAAGAATTAAAGGCGCTCTTAGAAGGCATAGCCGCAAAAAATGGCGAAGCTATAAAGGCCGCCGTAAAAACTGAAATGCAAGCTGCAACGGAAGGGCTAATGAAGTCTACAGAACTAGCAGCGAAATTTGAAGCTATGGGTTTAAAGGAAGGCGTTATTAAAACCCTTCTGGACGCCGTAGAAAAACAAGGCGAAGAAATGCGCAAGATCTTTAACGGCAATACGCCGAAAGGAAAAAGCGTCGACGAAATGGTAGTAGAAAAATCAGACGCTATCAGGGCAATTTCCACGGGCGGGCCGCCTGTAAAACTGACGGTAAATAAAACCCTTGTTACGCGGTCGCTACTTGGCGGATCTACTTTAGGTATGCGCTTGCCCGACGTTGGACAGTTAGGCTATCCTAATACTGTTATGTCGTCGCTCTTTCGTCATGCGCAAGTAAGTCCAGGATCAAACGGGGTAATTCGTTATTTCGACCAGCTAAGCGCAACGCGCAACGCGGCATGGGTTGCCGAAGGTGCCCAAAAGCCTGAAAGCGCCGCCGCCTGGATTGAACGCACGCTATTGATTCAAAAGGTAGCGGATAGCATACCCGTTACGAAAGAAGCATGGTCCGATATTCCTTTTATTCAAAGTGAAATTCGCCGACTGTTAGAAGTTAACCTAGCGTTAAAAATCGACGACAGTCTTTATGATGGCGACGGCATAGCGCCAAACATTAAGGGCGTGTTTACTTCTGCGCCTGAATTTGTTACAACGCCATACATAGACAAAGTCGACAACGCAAATTTATTCGACCTTATCGCAACGGTATCCGCCGACATTCAAGCCGGTATGGGTAGCAAGTACAAACCTAATACCGTGCTAATAAACCCCGTAAATATTCTAGGCCTGTTAGTAGCGAAGACTCCGCAGGGTAATTATCTATTACCGCCGTTCGGATCTTCTGACAACGTGTTGGGTATGCGCATTGTGGCGTCTGGACAGGTGACGGCTAACACTATGGTAGTAGGCGATTTCAACTATGGCACTATCTACGACCTGGAAGATTTCACTATAGAAATGGGTTGGATTAACGATCAGTTTATAAAGAACTGTTTTACAATCCTTGCAGAGCAACGCCTTGCCCTTTTGATAAGGACAGGCGACGAAGGCGCTTTCAGAAAAGTTTCAAATATAACTACTGCGCTAGCTGATTTGGAAACACCGTAACAATAGAAATCTCTAAAGCATTAAGGTCATGTTTGTAACGCCTAGCAATTTTAATTTACTCCCGTACAATATCCCGAACCTGAATTTGGTTGTAAACTCTTTTCAGACGTTCGCCGATAAGTACGAAGTGAAAGTATTAACGGAGTTGCTAGGCGTTACTCTTTATAATGAATTCATTGCAGGCCGCGAAGCCTTGCCGCCATTGTGGAATGCTACGACGTTGTATGTATTCGGCGAAGTCGTTTCCTATGGCGTCGATATTTGGGAGGCTGCATCTTCTAACGTTGGGATAGAACCTATCGAAGGCGCCGACTGGACTTTATTACAGGAAGGCAACCAATGGCTAAAACTAGAATACGGTTTCGATTTTGTTTACTCCGATTCATGCGGATGTCATGACCATACAACCCAATGGCTAGGTATTACAGACATGCTGATACCTTATATTTTTTACCAATGGACGCGGGCAACATTCGATAATAATTCAGGGATAGGCATAGTTCAACCAAAGGCGGAAAACTCCGACGTCATAGAACCAAAGCGCCGCCTAGTCGACGCATGGAATGACTACGCAGGAAAGGCGCACACAATGCAAAGTTTTGTCCAAAGCGAAAACTATTTAGATCCTACGGTTTATACGAATTGTTGTTCGTGCCCGCCGTGGGTAGAACCTGGATACCAAAACACGTTTGGGCTGTGAACTATCTACGCGACGATATTGGAAAAGTTGTTGCAGCGATGCGAACCGACGAAGATTTAGACGGCGCTTTGCCTATTGAATTAAAAGGCCTTGCCCCGTTTTATCTATACGGTCATAAACTTGAAGTGGCCAACAGGTTGGCTATAAAAAATAATGACGCGGTTTACAAAGAGCAAAAATATCCTTTAGTCGCCCTGTTCATGGACTACCCCGAAAGGTTTGTAGAAGGTATGGTAAACTATACGCTTCACATTGTCATAATGAACCTTACCGACAGGAATTATCTAATGGAAGAACGCGACGAAAAAATTTTCAAGCCTATACTATACCCGTTGTTTGACTCTTTCATGATTCGCCTTCGCCGTGTAGGAAAGTTTGTTTGGCCTGGCGATATGCAATATCCGCCGATGAACAAAGTCGACCGCCCTTACAGCGGCATAGTCTACGAACAGGGCAACTTGAAATATATTTTTAATGACCGCCTGGATGCTATAGAGATTTCAGATTTAAAAATTTCACGAACGATTAACAAATGTTAAAAAAAATATTATGGAATGCGATGTAGTTAAATTAAACATGGGTAAAACACGGTGCAATAAAATGCCTGAAATGTTGGTCGGCATGATTGAAACGCCGTCTAATTTTGTTATACCTGCCGCGACGCTTAACGACCCCGTGGCGTTGTTGGAATTTCTGAACGACGCCGCCGTAGCGCCTGCCGCGGAGCGTATTTACCTATGGCCTGAATTCAAAAGTTTTGAAAACATTTCACAGGAAGCCGTTTACGAAGATACGCCCCTTGCCTATCTGCCCGTTAGGGATGGAAACTACCGGTTTAAAATCGGTATACGCCAAAACATGTGTACCCACAAAGCTATGTATACGCACCGGGCTAGTAGCGGCAGGGTTATATTTATTGATAGTGAAAATCAGTTGATACTGACGGAAGCCGCCAACGGTGACGGTATGGGTCTAAGTATGCAGTTGCTACACACAGAAAAACTTCTGTTCAACGACGGGTCTATTTCGACTAAGTCAATGTTTGTCGTAGCGCTGCAAAATAATAAAGAGTTAGACCGCAATGGAATGTTAACGGTGTTAGATAGCTGGAATCAAATTACCCAATTAGTAGACGTTAAATTGCGCCTTATCGGCACGCCGACCGCTACGACGATAGTAGTTGACGCGGCGCCGGAGTGCGACAGTTCAACGCCTTTACCTGGATTAGTTGTCGCCGACTTTTCACTGATTGACAACGCCACGGGTACGGCACACACTATTACGACGGCGGTCGAAGATCCGCTAGTACCGGGACGCTATACCCTTACAGGGGTGGCATACGTTGCAAGCAAATTAAAACTTGCAGCGGCGGAGGATTTAAGTTTACCAGGATACGAAACGCCCGAAGCCGTGGCGGTCAATCCTGCTTAGTAGGTTTATTTTTTTCAAAAGGGTAGCGCCTTTTTATCGGGTATGTTTTTTTTAAGGCGCTCCCTTTTTTTTAAAAATTATCGTTATGGGCAAACTGTCGGACCTTATCACAAAGTTGGAACAGGCAACGCCGCCGAAACAGGAAGCGGCAATATTAGACATAGTTGCAGAAAATGAAAACCTGATTATAGATTTAAACACAGGGCAGCTATTGCAAGGCGTCGACGCGCAAGGGGAATTTTTACAGGACTACCGCAACCCACAATACGCACTATTTAAACTTAAAATAAATCCGCGGGGCGTTACTGACTTGAATTTAACCGGCGCTTTCCATCGGTCATTCGTGCTATTAACGGATAGGTTCCCCGTTGTGTTTAGCGCTAGCGACCCGAAAACCGAAGACTTAGCCGCCAAGTATGGCGAAGATATTTTTGGACTGACTGAACAAAATAAAGATGTCGTTACTAACCAATATCTTAAAAATTCCATTGTGGAATACTACCGCAATTTATTTCAGTTATGAAAATATTACTTTAAAAACTTTCATGACTGTAAGCAATACGGGAAATGTTTTACTATTGGTGAAACATGGAAGGGCGACGCCTGCCCAATGCGCCGACTGTTGGGAAAAAATTATTTCCGACTGCAACAGAATAACGGGCCGCGGTGAATACAATACATTTTTAAAAACCTATCGCGCCATTAATTCCCTGCTAAGAGATTATAACGCAGTAAAGGCAAATTTAATCTGTCTGCAATATGCTATCGACTTTGAAAAAATAAAATTCGTTAGGTCCAAAGGTTATAAAATAGACACGAAAAATTCAAAGACTTATAAAGAATCATTAGAGGCAGGGTTGCGTAAATGTGAAAACATTCTAACACGTCTAAGTCTGAAACAAAATGAATTAGAACTTTTACAAAATGAAATGAAGGGCGGCAAAGTAGAAACCTTTGAAACTTTAATAGCATCCCTTTCTATGGCGTTAGGGTATAGCGTCCCCGAAGATATAACCCTTTCCAGGTATAACGAATACGTAAAGTTAATTCAACGTAAACACGCCGCAGCGAAGGCGGCCCGTGAAAGAAATGGCAGAACTTAACAGGCAGGATATTATAAGCGATGAAGCGTTAGAAGCGCCTAAAATCTTAGCAAAGAATTTAGAAGAGGCTTACGCGGTCATTCAAAAAATTGCCAAGGCGGGCAAGGAAGTTCCACTATTTCCGCCCGGCGCAGGCGACAACGTAAAGACGCAACGCGAAGAAACTAAAAAGCTATCGCAGGAACAAAAGGAGCTTGCCAAGGTATCGCAGCAATTAGCAATAATCCAGGCACGTAACAACGAAGAGTATATTAAAGAAGCCGCCGCCCTTAATGCTTCAAAGAAAGCGCTAAAGGAAAAAACAGAATTAGGCGACCGCGAAGCAAAAAGCGTAACAGCGCAAAACGCATCGGTCCAAGTTCTAACGGCAGCGCTAGCGAAAAATAGGAAGGAATATAAAGCGCTAGCGACCGAAGAACAGCGCCTAAGTAAGGAAGGGCAGGAACTACATAAAATAATTGTCCAACAGGATAAAGATGTTAAGCGACTAAACGCAAGTATCGGCGACCATAGGGACAACGTCGGGAACTATTCGGGTGCTTTAAAGGACATGAAACTACAACTAAAAGGGGCGCATGATGAAATGGTAGGTATAGCGCAGGCGTTGGGGACGTCGTCGCCTGAATTTATCGCAGCGGCAGAAAAGGCGGGCGCATTAAAAAATGAAATCGGCGACATAGAAGGCGCTATAAATTCTTTGTCAGGTTCCAAACTTGAAAACGTTTCAAACTCTTTCGGCCTTATGGGTCAAAAGTTACGCGGCTTAGATTTTAAAGGTGCCAACGCGGCAGCTATGCAATTAGCGGCGACGTTAAAAGGGATGACGTTTAAAGAAGCTACCGCAGGGGCAAGGGCATTCGGGGCGACCATGACAAAGGAAGGTTTGAAGCTATTGAAAAATCCCTATGTCCTAGCCGCCGCCGCCGTCGTAGCGTTGGGCGCCGCTATGATGAAATTAAAAGACGATTCGCCTGGACTTAGTAAGGCATTGGATTCTATGACCGGCCCGCTAAAGGCGGTAACGGATTGGATGAAAAGACTTTTAGACGCTACAGGCCTTACAACGTTTGCCCTAAACGAACAGGCCGAAGCAACAGTAAACGCGTCGAAAAAACAAATTGAAATAATAGAAAAAGCCGCCAACCGCGAAATAGCAATAGAAGCGGCGAAGGGAAATAAAACAACGGACTTAGAAATAAAAAAACAGGAAGACATGCTAGCCGAAGCGCAAAAAGGCTATAAGGCTATTTTAGATAATACTATTCTTTATAATAGAAAAATGAATGAACAGGAAGAAAAAGACTTTGCCGACTTCGTGGATATTATTGCCGACGCATACAATAAAATCGACGTCATAGTAGAAGAGGCACGGACGCAGGAACGCAAAGACGCCGCCGCCCTTAACGACTATTTATTAAGTCAGCAAATCAAAACGCAACAGGAAGTTTTAAACAACACAAAGGCAAATGTCGACGACAGAATAAACGCGTCTATTGAACTTGAAGAACTTTTAAAACAACAGGCAAGGAACGAACGCGACGCCGCCGTTGCCGATGTTAACGCGACGGAATCAGCCAAACAGATGGCGCGTAAAAAATATGAAAACGAACGAAGGGAAATTGAAAAGCAAGGCGCCGCCGACCGTCTGAAAATTACCAATGAATTTACCGACGACTACATAAAAAAAATAAAGGAACAGGTAGAAAAGGAAAAGGCAATTATTTTAAAGGAAGCCGAAAGGAAAACGCACGCCATTGACGCAGACATAGAAGCAACAAAAAAGGCCGCCATTGCCCGCGGCATATCTGTAGAAGACGCCGAAAAAATAGTTTTAGAAAAACGTAAACGCTATGCCGACGATTATATACAAGTACAAATAGATGCGCAGAAAAAAATACTTAACATCGAAAACCTGTCAGCCGAAGAGCAAATAGAAGTTAACAAAAAATTAACAAAGCTAAAAAGCGATTTAACCGACGCTTATTATAATCAACTTGACAAAGGGCAACAGGATAATTTAGATGCTACCTTAAAATTTGTTCAACAGGTCGCCGCCATCTATACGGATTTTTCCAACGCTATCGGCGGAGTTTTCCAGGCATTGAACGAAAGGCGGTTGCAGGAATTAGATGAACAAAGCGAAGCCAACGACAAAGCGTTAAGGAAACAACTTGAAAGCGAAGACGCCGCCCTGCAACATAGATTAGATAACGAAAAACTTTCCGACAAACAAAAGGAACAAATCGAAGGCGCTTCCGAAGAAAGAAAAATAGCATTAGAAAAGGCCGCCGAATTGCGCGAACAAAATTTAGAAACACGCCGCCGCCTACTGATACGTCGACAGGCAATCTTCGATAAATCAATAGCATTGTCGCAGGCAATTATTAACGGCGCCGCCGCTGTTATCAAAGGTTTGAAAGATGGCGGCCCCGTCGCCGCCGCGTTCTATGGCATACTTGCCGCGGCGCAGGTCGCTACCATTATAGCCCGACCAATTCCCGCCGCTGAAAAAGGTATTAAAGGACACGAAGGCGGGCCGATTATCGCAGGGGAAAAGGGGCAGGAACTTGTAAAAATGCCGGGCAACCGTTACGCCCTTACCGACTCCGTTGCACGCGTTTATGATTTCCCCCGCGGCACGGACATTATACCGCATGAACAGACTATGAAAATGCTAGCCAACGATAGCGTATTAAGACTAAGCGACCGCCGGGCAATGGAAGGCGAAGGGCTAGGGAGGTTAGAAAAGAAATTAGATAAGATCAACGCGACGATAAAATATAAACGCGAATTCCATTTATCCGGGCAGGTGACAGGATACCAGGACGGCGGCACGCGTGCAAAATATATCGACGCCTTACGCAATAGACCAAAGTAAATGCAACCAAAGTATAGTTACATATTATTATCGAATGACACGGGCGAACGCCTACCCTTGCAGGACGCGCCGCAGGGTTGGGACGCTACAAAGTTTCGTTTAATACGTGACCTTACTTATTTGGGTATCCTTAAAACTATTAGCGTCGAATTCGATTTTGTCGGCGACGGATTTTTTTTCATGCAACGCCATCGGCGGACCTACGGCATAGACGCGGACGTAATTATAAGAGTTTACAGAAACAACCCTAACGAATTTTTATTTGAAGGTAAGGTAAACATGGAAAACTATATCGAAGAAAGAAAGTATAATAGATTCAAAGTTGATATAATACAATCCGGCTTCGTTCAAAAATTTCAGAACCGCGAAGACGTTCAATTAAATTTATTAAATACTTTATCCTTAGACAGAAACACAATTAGCCCGGCGGCCTTTCATAATGCGACAATACGCGGGCGGTCAATTTTCTTTTTCTCTGAATATGATGGCGTTTCACAAACCGACAAACAAACTTTTTCACATACGCTACCGTGGCTAAATAAAGAACGGGGCAACCCTGGCGCTAATGCGCAACCGTATCAGGTTAGCGTCCCCGACGGCACAATTTCCAACGACGAAGAGGAAATAAAACTAATTAATGATTTGTATAACTCAGCCGAAGGGCGCCTATATAGAAATAACCTTGTAACGCCGCAGCTGATACGGTTAAAGTTTAACGCAAATTTTACTATCCAATACTTAGGGCAGCCGTTGCCTATCTTTATTCAACGGATAGTGGACATTTCAGAATATGGCGGTTATAAACTTTATTTTCGTTTGGTGGTATCGACGCCGCAGGAAGACGGCACCGTAACAACAGAAATTAAAAAGGAAGCCGTTTACCTTATGGGCGAACAGGGGAATTTTAATTTTAGCTACGACGACACTATAGAAGTATTGCCGGGGCAGTCGATTATAACGGCGCTGGAAATGCATTACTTGGCAATTTTTTACGAAGAGGGCGACTATCAGGAAACCATAGAACTGGATTTTATGCCTATTACCTGGATGGCGGTCGACGTTAGTACAAATATGAAAATAGCCATCACCTACAATACCATGAACTTAACAATGGAATCAGATAGCGATTTTCCCGGCACTGTCGTTCCTGTTCTTTTACCGCATGAACTTTTTTCGAACATCGTCGCGCAGATATGCGAAGGGGAATTTTATTCGGAATACTTCGGGCGCACAGATTTAGGCTATGCCGCCGACGGCGAAGGCGCTTACCTTGCCGTTACCACGGGGTTGCTACTGCGCGGAATTCCTATCGCAGAGGTTCAAATACCTACGTCCATGCGCGACGCCTTTTCTTCGTTCTCTTCTATTTGTTGCCTTGGCGCTATGATTAGGGATAACAAAGAAATAAGAATAGAACCTTTGGAAAAACTTTTTAATAATAACATAGCGGCGCATATCGGCGAAGTAAATGAATTAACGCTTTCACCGATAAAGGAATTTTTATTCAATTCAGTTAAAGCCGGTTATCCTTTGAATGAATACGAAGAGCAAAACGGACGCGACGAATTTAATACTACCTACCAATATACTAACAGCCTACAGGCCGTTAAAAGCGAATTAGATTTAGTGTCGAAGTATTACGGCGACGGATACGGAATAGAATTCGCCCGGCGCGAAAGTATCATAAACACAGGGTCCAAAGATTCAAAGTTTGATAAGGAAATATTTTTTATCGACCTGATAAAAGACGTCGAAGGCAATTTAATGTCCAGGCGACAGGAAGGTATTTTATTTGTAGACGGTATTTTTTCACCTGAAACCGCTATTAATTTGCGCATAGCCGTAGGGCAAAACATGCTACGGAATAAAAAGCGCCTTAACATTCCGTTAAGCAAAAAAGAAAAGGTTTATTTTTTCCAAAGCAAGGATAAAAATACAGGGCTGCAACTCATTACAGAATTAGGCACGACCATAGACGGCGAAGATTTACAGACAGGGACGGCGGCGTATTTCCTGCCGGAAGATCGGAAATTCAAATGCCCTATAACTATCGAAACGCTTTTTGCAATCCTGGCAAATCCTTTAGGTATAGTTTCTTATACCTATCAGGACGAAAAGTTTTTTGATTTTATCTATGAAGTCGACGCCGAAACTGATAAGGCCGTAGCAGAATGGCGGATGCTAGGAACCAAAGATACGCCTATACTAACCGTTGAAGGCGTTCAAGTCGGCGCCTTCCTGAAATATGCCGACGGCCTGCGCGACTTTGTAAAATATGGCGACGGTGAAAATGATATAATACTATACGAATGAACTTAGAATTTATCATAGAAGATGCGGTATCTAACCCGATAAAATTTACCAGGGACGATAACAACGTAGACCAACGGGCAAACTTTGACCAACGCCGATATTCACAGACAAAAAACGCGACGGTCGACGAAGGGAAAACATACAACCAAAAGTTTGAAAACGCCGACATAGTACGAATAGAATTTTTTAGCAATCTGCCGCAAAACAAAGTTTTAATAGTTGACTGCGACGACAATGTATACGGCGCTGAAATGTTCCCAACCGTCGCCGTTGCTTACAGGAATAAATTTTATCGATCTACATGTAAAGTTTCTTCAATCGACGGCAAGGTATTTATTTATTTTTCAGATACAATCGTTTACCTGGACGAAGATTTTACAGAACAGGGCGCCTTTGCAGCCTTCGACGGGGCGTTGCCAAATATTAAAGCCGTCGCAGGCGACCCCGTGCGCTATAGCATTGACGGCGGCGTAACTTTTGTTTCAGGACTGATAACAGAAATTCGCTGGAATCCCGACCTACAGGCGGAAGGGTATTTAATAGACGCCGCTATAAACCTGATTAATCCCGTCGACGGCCTTGTAGAAATTAACTACGACGAAAAACCGGCAAACCTTTATAGTCAGTTGCTACCCCTTGCAGGCCTTGCACCTGGAAAATATTTTGTACGTCGCCTTCATGGCGTTACGACCTATGACTATTCATTTACTTCCGAACCGTTAGAAATTGCACCCTATCACGGCGCAACTTTGGCGCTGGAATATCGCCACAACGGAACCTATAACCGGGCCGATCTTTGGAATTATGTTTACCTGTCTGACTGGAAAAATGTTTTAAGGATACCGGCGGATTTTTACAAGTTTGCGCCCGCGGGTGAAATAGACGTAGACATAAACGACAACGGCACGCCGCGGATGTTACGCGCAAGGCCTTACCGGCAGATCCAAATTAATTTTTTAAATATGCCTTCATGGCTAGCCGATAAAGTGCAAATGGCGCTTAGCCATGACGTTAAAATGGTAAACGGCTATGAATACGAAGTCGAAAACTTTGGGCAGTTTGAACTTATAGACCGTTTAGATTTGGGAACCTATACCGTAGAACTACGGCAGAAAAACGACAGGACGAAAAAAATAGATACTATTGTTTATTCTATCGACGCCTATTTTGAACCGCCGGAAGTTAACAGCGTTTCGCCGGTTGGTGGTTTGTTAGGTCCAACATTTAGAACCAATTCCTTAGCGGTATTCCATTTTGTTTCAGTGCCGCCCGGCGTCCTTGTAGATAAGGAAACATTTGTCGACGGCGAAGTAGTAACATTTTCAGTTAGTGGTAATGGATCTACTATTGCACGATCATTTACATTTTTAGCCGTCACCGATTCTTTCGACGGATTATCGGCAACGTTCATAATAAACCAATTAGGCGCAGCGCCGCCGCCGGAATTCTTAGACGTCGACGACAACGCCGTTTTATTCGACCATGCCGGAAGTCAAACGCAGATAGTCAACGTCAACAGTTCCGGCGATTATAATATAAGCATAACAGGCGCTTTTATTTTCGAAGCGGAAAAAATGCCGGGAGATATAACGAAGGTTCGGATTATGTCGCCGACTGCCAACGCAGGAACAACGGACAGGGTAGGGGTTGTGCGTCTTACCCTGCAAAGTAATGCGGCAATATTCCAAGACATTAACGTAACACAGACAGCGCCGCCGCCGCCGCCGCCTGACGTTATGTTGTCGGTTTCGCCTACTGAAATAGGCGTACCTGCCAACGGCGGAAGCCGAAATGTAAACGTAGTAACGGCAAATCCTACCGACCAATGGCAAGCCTTTTCGTCCGCCGCCTGGATAGTTGTAAGCGGTGCAATACAGACAGGAAGCAAAACATTTAATATCGTTATCAAAAAAACAGACATAACAACGGTAACCCCGCGGTCAGGCTCTGTAACATTTGCTAACATTTTAAAGCCTTCCGATACTTTGTTAGTAGACATTGAACAAAACTAAAAATAAACGTTATGCCTAACCCGTCAAAAATAAACCAACCCGAAAACATACCACGGCAAGCGCCAACGCTAACAAGGTTAATTTTTCACGCCGACCCGGCAACAGGTATAGCCAAGGCGGCGGAATTGCAGGAAGCGTTAGCCCTTGTTACTGCCGTTGTTCCTTCTACAAGCTACCCCAATCAGGCGGCAATGCTTGCAAATACAACCCTACCTATAGGGTACATTGCATACGTAGGCGACACGGGGACGTCTTACATTTACTTTGGTCCCGATCATAGCGACTTAAACAGCTATGCAAAAATAAGTTCGGACCAACACTACCGCGGATTTTATCCCAACGAAGCGGCTTTAAATGTTTCTGTTCCTGTAGCATTGCCGGGCGACTACGCAGACGTAGACATACCAGGGTCAAACGCGCAGCGCTTTATTTGGGATACGGATGATAGCCTATGGGTTGCGTCGTCGGGAACATCGACGGCAGAAAACGGCCTGCATGTAGATGCAATAACAGGCAAAATAAATCTAGGCGGTCCGTTGGTAGACACCTTAACGTCCATAGATAAAAATTCACTTGACTTAGAAATAATTGGTAAAGGAACTTTAAAACTTTTAACCGATGAAACCGGCGGCGTGCCTTATGCTATGATCCATCAGGGATCTTTCGGCAATAGTTTGATAGTAGAAAACACAATCGAATTTTTGCGGACTTGCATAGTACATTCTAAAAATTCAGTTGTGCTACAGTCACAAAATACCAACCCCGCCGGGCCGACTGAAACCGATATACAGTTAACACCGCTGGAAATTATTTTAAAAGGATTAGGCGCAGGCTTCGCAGGCGCAAAATATTTCGCGGACTATTCAGGAAATTTCGTTGCCCGGTCATTAGTAGATAAGGCCTACGTTGACAACGCGGCAAGTTCCGCGGCGCATTATAAAGGACTTTACCCGAATGAAGCGGCATTGATTGCAGCATACCCAACGGCAGAGGCGGGCGACTATGCCGACGTCGACGTAATAGGGGAACCGGCGGCCCGCTATATTTGGGATTCTACAGATAATGAATGGCTTATTTCAACTTCCGGCAGTTCTCCCGTTGAAGCGGAAAACGGTTTACATATCGACGCAGGAAAGGTAAAACTAGGCGGCACGTTAATAGAAGCGACGACCATTGACGCCGCCGACAAAGATTTTATAATTAAGTCAGTAGCGGAGGGGTTAAAATATTTCGCTGATTATTCGGCGACCTTTGGGCTAAGGTCATTAGTCGATAAGGATTATGTAGATAATCAAATAGGCGGAATAGCCGGAACCGCCCGCGGTATTTGGGAATATAATTCTAACATAGCGCCGCCACCAATTACCGGGCGCATAAGAATGAATAACGCCGTAATGGCGAACATAACCCAACTATACATATCACAAACTTCCAGCGAATCAGTAGACGCGGGCTATTTCTTTGGGACGTTGGCTATGGGCGATTCATTTTTTATTCAACAGCAAAACGATGCAACCCGTTGGCTAAGGGCACGCGTGAACGGCACGCCTACCGATGACGGCAGCTATTGGACTATACCGGTATCGGTATTCCAGGACAGTGGAATAATAATGTTAACCGGGCAAAAATGTATAGTGCGCGTTATGCAAGGCGTACCCGTTTCCGCTAACAACGGTTTGCACATGGACGCAGGAATTATAAAACTAGGCGGAACTTTAATAGAAGCGACGACAATAGACGGGGCAGATAAAGATTTTATAATTAAGTCGACGGTTGCAGGCCTGAAATATTTTGCAAACTATTCAGCGAACTTTGTCGCCCGGTCATTGGTTGATAAGGCCTATGTTGATGCCGCCATCGCCGCCGCAGGCGGAGGCGGAACGGTAGTGCATCACTTGCGCTTTCGCTTTAATAGTTCGTTATATACAGAGGACGAACATTTATTCAAAGGTCCACTAACAGATATAACGCAAGACCTATCCGCAAGTATATCAACGGTAACATACGAAGCGCGTTTAGATGCTTCGTCGACCTGGACGGCGTTAGGAACGTTAGCCCTTTTGCAAAGTTGGATAACTGCCAACGTGTCGGCTGGCGTAAAATTTTGGATTAAATGCTTAGCAACGTATAGCGGTAGTGGTAACGCTGAAAATCTTTTTACTTATAAATAATGCGCAGGCCTTTTGAAAATAGTGAACTGATTGCAACTAAAAACGTGCTTCAACTAACCGCGGCTAGTAGTCATTACGTTAACATACCATTAGATGCAAGATGGGATTTAGCCGCTAATTTTACGCTTTCAATACTTTGTAAAATTAATTCAGCACCCGCAGACTATAACGCCGTTTTTCTTATAGGCAATCAGGCAAGCGGCGACCTTATAGGGTTATCGCTGGCGCCTGGCGGCATAGTGCTACAATTTTATTTATTCAAAACCGGGAGTTTAATTTTTAATGAAGCGATAAACTTAAAAAGTTTAGTTAATACGCTTCGAAGATTTACGATAATTAGAATTGGTTCTACGATTTCAATTTATGAAAACAATAGGGTAGCCGCTACTTTTTCATATAGCACGGCATTAAATTTATCAACGGCTTCGGGTACGGGGCACCTTGGAACCAATAACACCGCGACGCTTTTCTTTTTAGATGGCCATTTAGGAAATTTTATCGCCCTTAATGGTCGCGGCCTGTCACGCGAAGAAATGCAGCAACTACACGACACAAATATTTTGCATGAAAACTTGCATCCTTATATAGTCGCACACTATCCATTAAATCAGGACAAAGGCGCAACGGCTTACGACGTTGTAGAGCAATACAATCGGGCAAGGTCAACGCCTTACAACGTGGTTGGCTATACGTCAGGAACGTGGACGTTTTTCGATAATGGAAATTTACCGACAATTTCATACGGTAGCGACTCAGACGGAAATTATACACAACTACAAATCGACCCGGTAGGCGGCAGCTCCTACTATTACCCCGTTGCAAGTCAACCAACGCGGAACGGCGGTGCCTATTATAAACTAACTATAAAAATAAAACGTACCGCCGGAACGGGAATTTTGAATTTACAACAGTTCGGATCAGCCGAATCTATTAACTACGCCCTGGCTGATCTACCTATAAATACATTAGTTACTATTGTTAGAAATTATATTGCATCGGCAAGTACCGGCGGCTATCCTTTAGTTTTGTTATCGGGAGTTTCTAACGGTGCCGCTATCGGCGACACTTACAGAGTTTACGCCGTTGAAAATACGCCCCTATTAGCACCTATCCACGGCGCGTTAACTAATTACAGTAGCGACGCCGTTGGAACTACTAACGAGCTTTTGCAGTCCGCTTGGCATAACCTTTATGAAGGAAAAAAGAAAGGTAAATTTATCTTAAAGGGTAACGGTTCGAATATGTACGCGCAAATTCCAGGGTATGTAAACGTAAACCCTGCAACGTGGAGTCTATACGTAGAATTCACGCAATCAACTGATAACGTTAGTTCTGATTTTGATACTGTTTTTTGCGGCGGTGATTCTATGAACGCTTATTTTTCACTACACGCGCAAGGTGTTAATAACGTTAGAGCTTATTACAACGCTACGGAAGTTTCTAATACTGGTATAGGTAGTACTACGCCAGGGCAAATACATATTAGAAGATTTTGGTTTATTTATAATGGCACTAACTTAAGAACTATTGTTAATGGTCTGCCACAAACTAATACCGCCGTTGTAAATAATGTATTTACCTTCTTTAGATTTTTCAGGCAACATCCAGCCAATGAGTTGTATAGCGATCAGGGAATATACAGGGCGGTTTTTTTTGATCGTGCAATAGTTGACCGCGAAATAAATGCAGTAGAAAAAGGGTTACCCGAATATAAAAACTTTTCTAATAAACAATTTGATTTAGATTTTGGCGACGTATTTTTAAGCGGCTCCGATTATTTTATACGCGACCAATCGGCGAACAATAGGCACGCGCAATTATTTAACTACAACCCTACGACTAACGCGCCGGTATTAATAGAACAGGATACAAAATTACCGCCTGTACGCAAGGCGCTAAAGTTAAACGGTACAAATCAATATTTGTCAGTTACCGGTTTCAACCCTACAAAAGAAAAAGGGTATACATATTTATTTGGTAGCCGTACCGTGGACGGCGATTTCACAGGAGTATCATGTACCTTTATTTCAAAATTTCCTGGCGCAACTTTTAAAGTAATTCGCGGGCAGCAAGATAACCCACAAGTAAGCTATTTTGATTCTAACGGCGGTAGTATGTTCATATCTACTATGAAAGCCATAACCTTGGAGCGACTAAATGTTATTTGTATTACCGAACGTAGCGACCTTATAAGAGTAGGATATATCAACGGGGTTAAAAGTTTTGGCATTAATGCCATTGGTTCGTCATTGTTAGGTTGGGATGAAGTAGCGGCGGACTTACTAATAGGTGCAATAAACGCGGGCGGGTTTCAGCAATTTTTCAACGGCGAAATGTTTTTAGTAGGAATATGGAAAGGGATTTTAAAACAAATTGAAATTCTAAATATTCTTAATAACACCTATGGCGCTAATCCAACGCCTGAGCTAATGGCCGATTGTCAATTATATTTGAACTTCGATGCAATTATAAACGACGCGGGCACCTACAAAATTAAAGATTGGTCGCCACAAAATAGAACCGTGGTAATGAATAACTATAGCGCCGACGAAATTAATCCAGGACATGCAAACTATAGACTAATTGATTTA